ACTTACTGGTTCAACAGCAAGCGTTGGTTCTGATAGAGTTACAACAATCACTGCTGGCACAGGAAATGTCAGCTGGGCATAGATAGGAAAACAAATGGCACACTACGCATTTTTAGATGAAAACAATATAGTTACCGAAGTAATTAACGGTATAGATGAAACCGAACTAATTGAAGGTTTAGACCCAGAAACTTGGTATGGCAACTTCCGTAATCAAGTTTGCAAACGCACTTCATATAACGGCAAAATTCGTAAAAACTATGCAGGAATAGGTTTCACTTATGACCAAGCCAGAAACGCGTTTATTGCACCAGAACCAGATAACGCAATCGGATTTGATGAAGAAACTTGCAGGTGGGTAGTCCCTAAACCGGAGTTTTTTAATGGAATATAGAAAATCATTAAATACCCCGGAACGCATGGTGGAAGTAGCACTTGGCGAAGTCGGTTATGTAGAAGGCCCAAAAGATAACGAAACAAAATACGGGGCTTTTACTAAGCATAACTTTCAGCCTTGGTGCGGCTCTTTTCTTATGTGGTGTGCTAAGAAGGCCGGGGTTACTATCCCAAACGTTGTAAGCGTTATCGACGGCATGGAAGCGTTTAAGCAAATGGACCGCTTGCGCGAAAAACCAAGGGTAGGTGATTTAGCATTCTTTAATTTTACTAAGGGCGTCATTCCCCAACACGTAGGGCTAGTGGTCGAAGTAAATCAAGCCGGGGTTATTACCTGCATCGAAGGAAATACAAGCTCTAAGAACCAGGCAAACGGCGGCCAAGTAGAAAAAAAGCCCCGGTCCACACTATTCGTTCTAGCCTATGGGCGCCCAAAATACACAAAGCCGGAACCAGTGAAAGAAGCTATCAATGCCAATAACTAATGTTTTTACAGTAACCACCACAAGGGCCATAGTCGTTGCGGCTAACCGGGCAGACCAAGTAGTCCAACTACATAGTGCCAGTGGCACAATTTATATTGGCGGTCCGAATGTAACTACCGCTAATGGATACCGATTAGATAACGGGGATAAATTGCAAATTCCATTATCGGACTTGGAAGATTTATATGCCGTTACAAGTTCTGGAACGGCCACGCTATACGTGTTCGCTACCATTAACTAAGGAGAAACAAATGAACGCAAAACTACAAGCAATAGTAATGTCCTATCTACGCACTGCCCTATCTGCAATTCTTGGTGCTTACATAGCCGGGCAGACCGATCCAAAGCTTCTTGGCTCTTTGGCTTTATCAGCCGTAGCAGGGCCACTGCTTCGCGCCCTTAACCCAAAAGATGCCGCGTTTGGAAGAACTGAAAAATAAAAAAAGTAATAGCGGTAGGGCTAGGGTTTTTATTAACCCTGGCTCTATCTGCTTGCGAGCGCTACGACGGCTATACACGATACCCATGCCAAGAATACGCTAATTGGAAGAACCCAGAATGCCAAAAGCCAGAATGTTTAGTTACTGGAACCTGCACCGAAGATTTAGTAGGAGATATAGCGAAAGGACACCAATGAGCGAAAGACGCATGGCGCCAGAAGATATTAAAGCCCGGCTTATATTGTTTATTGGCATTACTCTTTCCGTAGTTTTCTTGATAGTTACCCTAGGCATCGTTTATGCCCTGATATTTGTAACTCAACCCGTAAGTGCCCAAGCGCCCAACGATGCGGCATTTATTGATCTACTTAAAACCCTGGCTATATTCTTAACTGGTTCACTTGGCGGCGTATTAGCTAGTAACGGGTTAAAGGACTCAAAAAAGGATAAACCAGCGCCTTAGCGTGTCGGTTCTTGACGGGCCTTACCCTTAAATGCGACCCTTTACCTGCTTGGAGATACCAGGCAAGAAAGGGCACAAATGGAATTCTTAGGAATAGTAGTAGTAGTTATTACACAAGCTTATCTATGGGCTTTATTAGGTTATGCCTATGGCCACAAAGACGGCAAACGGGTCGGCTATCATCGCGGCCGTTCTATCAGCTTTAATCGATACAAGGAAAACCACGGATGATACGCCGCGCCAATTCCGGGGTGTTTTGCGATTACTGCAAGGCCCAATGGGGCAAGTTAAAAGATGGAACCTGGCACATAAAAGCACAAACCCAAGCCAGCGTTACTTGCTACTCAATCACCAAGCCGAATGTGCAGAGATCATATTGCGCACCATGTTTAGCCATGGTTCAAAACTGGCCAGATGGCACCGTTTTTACACTGCCCGAGCAAATCGAATACGCAAGGGCCTATTTTGCCAAGTCTGGCCATAATGTAATCATTCAAGAAGCCGAGGTGTTAAATGTTTGACCTATCAAAATACATGACCGCAGAAGAAAGAATTGAACTTTTTAAAGCTGATAACCCGGAGATGCGCTACGACACCGAGCATGGTGTTTATGGCGAATTCGTTTGGGTAAAGGCCAAGGTGTATCGCTTCTTTGATGATCCAACACCGATTTACACTGGTCTAGCCATGGAGTCAATGAAAACGCCTTTTGCGCTTGAGAAGGCAGAAACCAGCGCATATGGAAGGTGCATTACAAATTCTGGCGACCCTAAGTATTCAACTACAAAAGAAGGGTTAAAGGCACCAAGGGCTAACCGCGAAGAGATGGTAAAAGTAGCGGCAATAGAGAATGACAAAACCAGCGCTCGCATTGAAGCTGATTTAACCAATAACTGGGAAAGCTTTATTGCCGATGAACCAAAAATAACTACCTTGGCCCAAGGCGTAGAGCTAGTGCAACAGACTTTAGGGGCCACACAAATACCGGAATGTAAGCATGGGGTCATGCAATACAAAGAAGGCGTTAGTGCTAAAGGCCCTTATTCTGGTTATGTCTGCTCTGGACCTAGAGGATCACAATGCCCGGCCAAATGGGATAAAAAATAATGGCTTCGGCAGAAATCTTTAGGTTAGATGGGACCTACTTGCGCATTAACGATGATGAAACCATAATTATTGCCAAGTGGTCGCACTGCGATTTATGTGCCAAACAGTTTGAGCATAGAGATTTAACAACACATTCGGAATTATGGCTCTGCGCGACCTGCCGATAGTCCGGGTAACGCTTACTTACCAGGAAGAAGAAGATGCACACACACTTGGTTTCAAGCGAGCCACCGAGCAGAAAAGCGTAGCCAACTATTCAACGCGAAAGAATAAGGGGCTTAACTATCACGAATACATAGCCGAATTGGCCGAGTCAGTAGGCAGTGAAATTGCTACTGCCAAGTTCTTCGGCATAGAGGACTTTCGGCCAACGGTTAACACCTTTAAAAACCAAGCCGATGTCGGTAGCAATATCGAAGTTAAATGGACTAAGTGGCGCGAAGGTCATTTAGTCATAGGCCAATCAGATCGTAATACTGATATAGCTATATTAGTTACAGGTAAAACGCCCGAATACTTCTTAATCGGATGGATACCAATAAGCCATGCGAAGGTTCGTCAACACTGGTCGGCTTCCAATTCTAATTGGTGGGTCAATCAAGAACACCTACGCCCTATGCAGGATTTCTTAGGAAGTGATTATGCAAACGCTACGTTTCCGATGTCGAAAGTGTAAAAAGGTCCAGCCGCACACCACTAGCGAAGAATTCGGCGCACTGCCCGAAGGCATGGTGCTAGTCGAGTGCCAGGTATGCGAAGTGGTAGGGATAGAAAATACCGAGAATGAAGTTAAATCGGTGGCTAAAGCTTTAAAAGATGAATTAGGTAAGCCAAATGCCTAACCAAGAAGGCGATTTAAGCTTATTTAACTACGCTAACGGTGAAGTAACTACAAACGATTATTACACGCCAAAATGGCTATTTGATGCCATGGGTGTAAGTTTCGATATTGATGTGGCGGCACCGCCAAATGGAATTCCATGGATACCTGCAAAAAAATGGTTTAGCCAGGTAGAAGATGGACTTGCGCAAAACTGGGGGGGGGCGTTCGTTTGGATGAATCCGCCATTTAGTCATGTTACGCCATGGGCGCGTAAATTTATAGAAAATAATAATGGTTTGGCTTTAATGGTAGTAAGCCGATCCAAATGGTTTGAAGAATTATGGGAATGTTCAGATGCCATTATGGCAACTCCCAAAGATTTAAAGTTTATGCGGCCAAACGAAAACCCAAAAGCTATTAGTTTCCAAACCTTTCTATTTGCTTTAGGAAACCAAGCCGTCGAAGCTTTACACAATACGAACTTAGCCAAGGTGCGATAGTGCCTAGATACGAATACTTATGCCCTGATTGCGGCCAAGATTACGATTTATTGCTATCTATACATGCAGACATCCCGGCCACCATTCGTTGCACATGTAGCGCAGACATGAGTCGGGTCTACTCAACTTTCGGGATAGTCCTAAAAGGCCAAGGATGGGGCGGTAAATAAATTGTTATCAAATCGTTATAATTGGTTTAAGCGTGGTCGGTGCGTGTGGCCTATTGACAAGGGCAGTAGCATGAACCGCTACTGGACCCCGGGCGAACCACCCCTTAAATTAAAAACAAAAATTAAAACCCCGAAGATTATAAATAAAATACTGGTTCTTATAATCTTCATAATAACAAACCTAAGCAATACCTATGCCTATGCAGTATCTACATATGACCAGGATAGATGGAAGCTTTACTTACACACTAAAGTAATAAGCGATAAGCAGTATGTATG